TGTGAGTCATACATCAAGTGCCCAACGCCTACCGTCCACAAGTAGACCGAGTCCCGATAAGGCTTTTGCCTCACCCCCTCATGGTACTTAATGTCCTCGATGCAACGCTGGCTGATGTTCATTTCTTCTCAAAAGCCTGTGAGCCAAACCAAAAAGCCACAATAGAAGCCCAAATTAACTGGGTGTCGTTGTCCCAGAGTTGGTCTAAGCACTCGCCAAATGGCGTTGCGCTGTGCCATGCGTATAAAAATCCAGCCACATCCACAAAGACCAACAACATAAACATGCCATAAGTTAGGGCAGGGCGCACCATAGCGCGGGCATTAACAACCCACTGGGAAGCACCTTTGCTGATCTCTATGTCGTGGGCATATAAGGCTTGGCGTTCTTGCAAGGCAGTCTGCGCGTTGGTAACGTCGGCAGCAATCTGCACCTGTTCGGTCTGGATGTGCTCAATACGCTCTTGGGCTTCCAGCCCCGCTTTTTTCAAAGTCAGCTCACGCTCGGTCTGCATTTGCGCTAAGGCAAGTTCGTGCTTCTTATCCGCCCTGTCTTGGAAGAACTCCAGCAGTTTGGGCAAGCCCCCCATAAGGAAGGACAGCAATGTTGATAGTAAAGTAAGCATTATTTTTCCTTTAATTCACGTTTAAGTTTGCGCAACTCTTTGATTTCCTGCTTGAGCTGTGCTTTCATATATAGGGTTTCTACGTATGCCATTGAAGTAACTCCTACAACAATACATATCGCTACCCCTATCAATATCCACCAGACAAGGCGCGTAGTTGCCACATTAGCCACCCAAAGAATAGAGATATAAACATCACGGCAATCACCCCACTTATTGTTTCAATAGTCCGAATTTCGTCTTGCTCTTGCTTCCACCTTGCTAGCCTGTTTCTGCGTATCAGTTCCGACCTTGCCCACGCTTGTTCTTGTTCTATTTTGGCGTGCATTTTAGGAATCGGCTGTACAAGTCCTTCAACTCTGCTGGCGCGTAGACCATCGCTTCCCTTGTCTGTTCCATTAACTTCTCCAACTGCAATTCAATCAGCGCACGCTCAATGGCTTTTTTGCTGGTGTTTTGTGTGGGGTCGTAGTTGGTCTTTGATGTCTCCTCTAGTTCAAGGTAGAAGTTTGTAATCTGCTGTTGCGTGTCAAAGAGGACGCCAATGTTGTCACCAATCTCTTTGATGAGTTTGAGTTCAAGTTCTTCGTAAGACTGTTGCTGTTTGGTTGTGGCTTTGGCTTTCGCTTTTGCCACAGGCTTGGGCGCTTCTGCTGACTTGGCTGGTTTACTAACGAATAGACCAATGAACCAATCAAAAATGCCCTTGATTGCTTTGACATCGCCAATGACCTGCTCGGCTGTCTTCTTAGCCCCTTCCAACTCCATACGCCCTTCATGTAGGAGAGCACACCCCTGCTTGATAAAGCCAACGGCGGTTTGGGCCGCCATGAGAAGAGTGAAAGGGTCCACATTTTTATCTTAGTTCCGACCAGAGAGAAAACGGACCCGCGTTGAGTGAATACGTAGTTCCGTTGGGAACAATAACAGTACCCGTAGTCTTATACCCAAAAGCCGCAGCGCTAACGCCACCAACCGTTATGACTGAATTACTATTGTCATCGCCTATACCAATAACGACCATGATTGGTTTGCCGGTGCTGTTTGTGTATGTTGTTCCGGCAGAACGTGAACCAGCGACGTTTTGCCAAGTTTGCCCCCAGCCAATATCCATACTCTGAACATACGCAGTAGTGGCTATTTTGGTGCTATTGTCCCCATTAGATTGAGTGGTAGATGTCGTTGCGTTGGTTGCGTTTGTAACCGTTGATGACCCGATTGCTGTAGCAATTTGACTGCCTGTCGCCACTGTAAACGCGCTTGTACCATTGCCATAAGCAACACCAGTAAGCGTTGCAACACCACTACCACCATTCGCAACGGGGAGCGTTCCTGTCACACCAGTAGTTAAAGGTAAACCCGTAGCATTAGTTAATGTTCCAGATGTGGGAGTACCAAGTATTGGCGTAACAAGTGTTGGACTTGTGTTTAATACAACTGACCCAGTGCCCGTAGATGTTGTTACCCCTGTACCGCCGTTAGCAACGGGGATTGTGGAAGTTGTATCGAGGTAAGTTGTAGCGTTTACAACATCTGTACCGTTATAGACCAAAATGTACTTAGCGCCGTTTGGCACAGAGATTCCTGTACCACCGCTAACTTTTACAGTAACTTGACCTGATGCCGTGTGGTTGTAAATAAAGTACAACTTTTTGTTGGCGGGGACTATTAAGTTAGTACTTGCTCCGCCTGTACCAGTCAACTCAATAAACATATTACGGGCAATAGCGGATGCGCCCTGTGTCATGGTTAGGGTAGTATCGGTGCCCGTGGCTACGGCTTGAGTTGTATAGCCAGAAATAGCCTGCTCAAGCAAAGTGCCTAAGTTGGTGTTGGTTGTTGCACCCCAATTACCTGCTTGTTCGCCAGTGCCAATCAGTTCAAGGGCTAGGTTGGTTGAGTACGTACTTGACATGGGTTACCTCATTGTTGGTTGTTTATGACCGTCCAGCCTGCGGATTCCGTTGTGCTTACGACCGTCCAGCCTGCCGATTCCGTGTTGTTTATAACTGCCCAGTTTGCTATCTGGTCGTCAATGATTTTGATCCAGCCCGACACGGCTGTATTGTCTGCCATATTGATGTTCTCAGCAACGGATGCTTTAAATTGCGCTTGCACCGCGATGAGGTCTGCAAGACTGAGGCTTTCAACGATAGAAAAAAAGTAACTAAAAATAACAAAATCAGCCATTGTGATTGGCTCTGTAATGTTATCCAGCGCGGCAAAGTAGACGGCTTGGCTGTCGGCTATGGTTATGGGTTCGGTGCGGCTGACAGAGAATTGCCCCGTGATGGTTGGCGCATCTGCTGGGTTGAGGTTCTCGGTTCGGGACATCAAGAAAGTTGATGCCTGTGTGCTGGAGTCTGCCAGCGAGATAGCCTCTGTAATGCTGCCAAAGAAGTTACCGCCCGTGTCGTTGGGTACTTGGGTGACTGTGATTGGCTCAGTGATGGACTGTAGGAACGCCGATGCTTGGGTGCTGGAGTCGGCAGATGTAATGGCTTCAGAGATGGATAGGGCGTAAGCCGTCCCGCCAAGACCGGCAAAGGTAGATTGGGCAAAGGCGGCGTATCCGAACATTATTCGTCCGCAGGGGTAGGCGTATTTCCCGCCTCAAGCCATGCTAAATATTGCTGGTAATCGGTGTTAGCGGGGTCAAATGGGATGCAAATAATACTTCCGTCATCTGTAATTTTGTTAACAGAAGATGGTTGTTTTGATAATGGATTTAAGTTTATTTTATACATCACAACTCCGCACTAAAACCAAAATAGGCCGTGTTATTTGCATTAGCCAAAGGTTGATAGAATGCCCCGCTTGTAAAACTTGCCGCTTTTAAGAAGCTTAAATTAACCGAAGATGAATTACCAGAATTTATGGCAACGCTTGTCAACCCATTTACAAAACTTCCGTTATAGCAACTGAAAGCGCTTGCCGCAGAAGCATATAGGGTTGGAACTGTACGCATTGTTATAGGTAATACAAAAGCAACATTACAACTTCCTGTATTGTCCGCCATGCCACCATTTGTAAATCTACAATATACGTCACTCCAATCTGCGGCTTTATATATAAGGAAATACCTCTGACATAACTGCAACTCAGTACCATAAGGGCGGTAATCAAAACTCGTTGCTGTTGAGCCTTTTTCTAGTTGAACGCCTGTGATGTAGAAGGTTGCCCCGTTTGTGCCGACTACACTTGTTGCGCCTGTGGCTGAATAGTAAGTTGAACCAGACCATGAGCCAGCGGTTCCACTATATGTTGAGCCAGCGCCTAAGCTAAAACGTACAGCCATGCCAACGCCGTTAGTGCCGCCAACCCAAGTTCCTGCTGTTGGTCCAGTAACTGTGACCGTTTTCTGTTCCCAAGTGTTTGCGGCGTTAATAGTGAAACTAAAGGGATAAGTGTAGTTTTCAGCCGAGTTCTGAAGAACGCCTCCAAACGTACCCGTCAATGAACTTCTCACCCAAAAAGAAAGGGTAACTGACGATGCCCCTGCTGTACCCCAGCCAAGGTCAGATGTATTGAAACCTTCAATAAGCTGGCTAATGAAAAAGAAATCACCCGCCAATACAGAGTAAGCCGAACTTGAAGTTACTCCAAGGTAGTTGGAGTAACCAGTCGGAGGTGTAACAGAGCCAGCATTTTGTTGGACTGTGTATTTGGAGGTTTGCGTAAATGTTGTCTTCCAACGGTCAAGCGAATAACCACCGTTTGTAAGAGTTGCACTAGCCCCCGCATTACGCTGGTCTATCACCATCGCACCATTGATGATTCTTGACTTGAAGCCATAGAACTGCCCATTGGTAGGGCTTAATAAACCACCGTCAACCTGCGTCAATGCCATGATTCTTCCTTACGTTTTTTATGCCAAGCAGTAACTGCTTCACTGATTTTTTTCTTGTCTTCTTCTGTATAAATCCGTCTAGCCCTAGACTGACGCATTTTTGCTTTTGTTTCTTCTGATGCTTTTTTGCCAGCATTAGGATGAACACAGAACGATGCGGCTTTTGCTTTTTGGCTTGCCGACATTTTCGCTCTTGTTTCCTCACTTGGGAATACCCCCAAAGCATACTTGTTGCCCTTCATAATTTCAGACAACTTGCGCTTTCCCGCTTCTGGGTATTTTTTGCCTTTCATGCCAGACTTACTACCAAGGGGTCTGTTTAACTTCTTGCCTTTTCTTGCTAGGCTAGTTTGTTTTCTGCGCTCTTCTGTCCATGTAGAGCCTTCTGTGCCACCCATATCGATGTTGTAGCCATTAGGGACTATGGTGTCCATTACCTTAATCCAAAACCGCTCTATGCAATTCAAGGTGTTTCTGTTGTCTATCCCTCGGCAAATTGGCTCGTAAGTAAAACTGTCAAACCCATGCTTGGCATATGCACTACGCATAATTCTTCCATGCCCTCTTTGTAGATGAGGGTTTATGGTCTGTCCGACATATTGTTTGCCGTTCAGTTTATTTGTGACCAAATAGATTTGGGCGTTCATGGCTGGGTTTGTTGTGCTACCTGTGCCTGATAAGCCGCTACAACCTCTTCCGTCCATGCGGCATTACATATTGCCACTACATTGGCTGGCTGACCTGTTAAGTCTTGACGGGGTGTCAGGCTTGAACGATGGTATGTCTGTGCTATCTGCTCACCATCTTTTAGGATGCGTGTTGCCTCACGATACAGCACTATGCCGTTTTCGGTGACTGTAATTTGGTCGATGACTTTGGTTTCTGTGAGTGCCATGTTTGTTCCTTTATTAAACTCTGTATGTGACTTGAACGGTGTAATTTCCATTTACTAAACACGCACCACCCCAGTTAGCGGCTAGTCTAGAAGTAAAAGAGGTTGCACCAGTACCAGCATTGAACATAAATCCAGTCAAGCCAGTTGTATTAGTTTCTCCCCAAATTCCTAGCAATTCCCTTGCCGCAGTAAAAGGTAAGCCACTTACAACAAAATTAGAGCCAGTGCCTTTGTTGGTAACATTAAACCTGACATACACATAAACTGTGTTGCCTGTCTTTGTGTAGGTTGCAGAATCAATAGCATAAGTGGTTATAGACCCAGATTCTGCTGTTACTACCGCACTCCAAGTTCCCTCCTCATAATCATCCAATGTGTTTGCGTCAGATGATGCT